GCATTCGTCATGAATCCATGAGCATTTCGTGACAAATGGGAGTGTGCTCCACCAGCAGAGACAGATCCTCCGTGGCTATGTGAATTGACCGTATGTCCGTGAGCTGCCAACTCGCCGACAGTAAGGACGTGCGTTTCCTGCCCCGTTTTGGATGCTAGGACGATTGCTGCTGCTCGAGTCATCCTATTAGCTCTTGAACCAGATGGCATTTGATCAAGTCCAGCTGGAACTACTCCTCGAAGATCCGGAACACGGAAATTACCAGCACCAGGATCACTGGCACCGTCGAAAGTTTTCCAGGCCGAGGCGATATGCGCCGCTGCAAGTGGATGATCCGCAGTTACGTAAACCGCTCCATTCGCCCACACCCAAGTCCCATACGTTGCGGCATCGGGAAGAGAAGATCCAGGCCAAAGTTTCACCTCTCCTGGAATAGAAGCGAGACCAGGAGGGCCTGCTGGACCTGTTGGACCTGCTGGACCGGCAACAGAACCAATATTTTCCTCAGTTCCGTCATGATGAACGATAATCAGATCTCCGGATTCAACTCTCGCGTCGACAACCGAAGCTGCTTCAATTTCTAGCATTCTCTCTGCTGTTAGACCAGTAATTGTAGCCATTTCACCTCCTCAACCTCAAGTATTGACATTTGTAGATGAAAGCGTATAGGTAGTCGGATTTAAATAAACGGCGGTTGCGTTATCAATCTGGAAAGTGGTGCTATTGAGCATAGTAATATATGTATCCGATTCGTCGATAGCAGACCAAAGACCATTACCGTGATCGATAATGACAAGCGCGCCTACATATCCGAATAGCTCAGCAACTTCTTGAATAGTCGGAAGATGCGGTTGGACAGTGCCACCTGTCACTCCGTATAGCATATCTTCCAACATTCTCAAAATTTGGGGAGGTGTTTTCTTCGAATCGATAGAAATGTGAAGTGTTGGTCTAAGACCTTGGATCTTCGCTGGCGGTGTCCCGCTCAAAGACCAACTGAATTCGATTGGCTCAGCTCCTGAACCTTTGACAGTGCTGTATACGTAAGAATCAGGCTCAGCGAAAACGTTATAGAGGATGTGAATTTTGTAACCGTAGTCTGTTCCCTTAACGCCATCGCCAACTATGGTTCTATACGAAAGATTAAAGCTTCTTGGCGGCTGGTTGTAATAATCCAGTCCCAATCCTGCTTCGCTTGAGGAGACATGACTAATTCCACAGACCGATTCGAATTCATCTGGGTAGGTAAAAGCTTTGAGCTTCCCTACGAAGTCTCCAGGGATCAAAGTCTCCAAGTACTTCACCCCGTCGAGATAAAACGATTTCACCTCGATCTCTGAATCTTCTTCTACGCTGGTAAGACCATTCCAAACCGCAACTGTACCGTCATGAAGATAAAGAACTCCTCGATCGATACCAGTTTGGAAGATTCTTTCGTCGGGCTTGTCCCAAACGAGAGCCGTCATGCCACCTCCTTTCTAGCCTCTTGTTCCCAGTTGCTCTCTACGTTGAATGTTGAGTTCTCGATTTCGACGTGCCACCTCGGCTCGACTCATCTTCTGAGGCTTTGCCTGCTTGATGTTGCAAATCCGAATCAACGTGAACAATCGGTTAAGATGCCACGTCTCACACTCGAACGGGATCTGAAAAGTGATCATCCAGTAGTAAATGAGCTCTGCTGTGATCACATCCCGAGATTTAGGAGCACCCGGAGGCTCATTGAACCACGTCGCGGTCATCTTTGCGTCGATATAGTTATTGATGTCCGTGATGTTGGCTTCCGAAAGCTTCTCGTATACCTCTTCTGGAACATTGGGAGTCAACGTCATGAATTTTATGTAGCCAAGAACCTCTTCTGACGTTTTATCACCTTTACCTAAGAAAGGCTTCTCGTATTTCGACTCCCATTTTGACAGTGAGATCAGAGAATGCTCTAGCTCCAAGGTCACATCACCTTTAGTAACGAATTCTCGAGTTTCTTCATTGAAGTATTCGACACCTGGAACCACAATCTCGAGCATCCTCTGACCTCCTGTCTTAAACCCATCTGTTAATAGTCGTAGGTCCAGTCGTCGTCACCATCGATGCGATAACCTGGCATCGGATTAGCGGTGATGTTAGCCGTCTGACCAACGGTAAGAGCTGGCTGAGCACCAGGAGCCTTGTTGACTCCATTGACCTTCCACTGAACACCAGTGACTGCCGGAAGAGTAACGACATGAGTACCACTGTTGTACGTCGGCTGGTTAGCTGCAATACCAGTATCCACGACAGTCAGGGCTCCTGCGAACATAGCGATAACCACGTCTGGCGTCGGGAGATTCGGGTCTCCACCAGCGTCTCCGTACAGCTCGGCCTCTAGAGCGGCCAGGTCTGCCGGATCGACCTTCGTCGAATCGATGACGATTAGCGAAGTCGGCTTCATACCGGTTACAGCGACCGGAACAGTATAGATCTCCCAGCTAAAGGTGATTGCCTCGGGAGAATCGTTGATCGTTGCGTAGGCCTTCTCGGATGGAGATGCATAGCAGCCGTAAAGAAGATGCAGCTTGTAGCCATGATCGGTACCATCGAGATCGTTGCCAATGCGAGAGCGATAAGACAAGCCAAAGCCCTTACGGCTCTGCTGACCGACAGTAACACCTGTAGCAGGAACTGCTGTACCGTCACACTCTGCAAATTCCTCTGGATAGGTGAATGCTTCGATCGTTCCGCCGAACTCCTCAGCGGAGATGAGATTCAGATACTTGATGTTATCTGCGTACTGTGGCGAAGGCTCTGCACCAGAAGGCGATTCGGTGACCGTGGTGAGCCCATTCCAAGCAACTCCATCGGAGTAAACTCCGCCTGAATCGGGAAGATAAAGGACTCCATGGTCTACGCCAACTTCGTACAGTCGTTGCCCCACGTCATCCCATGTAAGGGGTGCCATTTCTACCTTTCCTTTTAGAAGAAGACGTTGTATACATCGTGATTCAGATTATCGGCTGTATAAAACCGATTAAACAAGCACATTGGCATTGATGCTACTTTACCCGGAATGTCGCTATCGGGATTTGGATCAATGACCATAATTTGATATCTTAACCTATGGTTATATGGAATGTCATCAGCAAACTTAGTATCAGCAAAGTCACGTTTATAAATAATGCACGGATACTTCAACTCGATGTTGTTCGGAGGTTGAAAATATACATTAGGCGTAAACGTTTCAAGGATTTGGTGTAGATCCAGGCGTAGGCCCATTGTACACCTCCCCTAATTTAAGTAGAAGACGGGGGCGTTGCACTTCAACGCTCGAAACCTTCCACAAAGCCCCCGCCCATTCCACATAACGAATGGCAAAGAAATGATCGTTAGCATAAGCATCGGCTACAATGCTGATAGAATTTTGAACACTCAGGTCGTCGTTGAGGTTTTCTCCCTGCTTGAGGGATCTAATATTCTGAATGACATCTCCAAAATATGTTCGCTCAACAACGTTGTCAACCCATACACCAGGTGCCGTTTCTACCGGCTCGCCGTAACCAACACGACCGGAAAACCTTGCCATGAGGGACCTACCTTACGTTTCGTTCGTGAAAGTCCACTCGTCTTCCTGGTTGCTCTCGAAGTAATAGCCGGTAGTAGGCGTGGCCTCGACCGTAAGCGAAGCACCTGGGGCCAGCGTTACTGGGCTACCCGTCGTGAGCGTTGCACCAGTTGACTTGTTCTTGTAGACAACACCAGTCACGGTCGGAACCGTCACCGTGGTACCATCGAAGGCTGGCTGCGTTGGCGTAGCCTCGACGCCACCAGCGGCTGCCCTCTTGATGACCAGAGCCGAGCGAATCTTCGTCAGGGCTCCAGAAATGCGAGTCTCGTACAGGTACTTGTACTGGTTGTAGTCGATGTCGAAGTCGTCGAAGAAGTTGACTTCTCCACCCTTATCGGCGCCGATCGTGTAATCCTTGAGATTCACGACGATACCGATAAGATCTGGCTCACTCTCCATGACCTCGACAGTGACGATGTTCGAGACACCCATCTCCGAAGCGAGCTCGGCAGGAGTCTTCCACAGACGATGGTCCTGATTGTCTCGAGTAAGCAAGAGCGACGTAAGGACAGGCAGGGTCGTGTAGAGCGTAGGCGAACCTGAGCCCTTGTACCATCGACCAGCCGAGATAACCGCGTCGACAACGTCGATCGCAGCAGCGGTGTCGTCGACAGTAACCGTCGTTGCATAGAGATCATGATCGTGAAGGATCGAACGCACACCCACACCGTCGGTGGCGCCAGCTGGGTCCTTGATCTTATCGTCGTCGTCAACAGCACGACCGTCGCCGATGAGAATTGCACGTGCGATCTCTTCGTCGAGCATGAGACGCATCTCACCCTTGAGCCACATCACCACGTCGAAATCGGTGATGTCGATGATGTCGTCACGATCCAACTTCTGCTTCTTGTAGATGGTGCTTGGGGCCGTGGTCCGCTTCGAAAGGCTGAACCACTCTTCCTTCTTGAAGCTACCCTTGATATAGCCGCGTGCGCGAGCCTCGTCGAAGGTAATATCAGCAACGAGCGACCTAATCCGAGAGAAAGGCGAGTGCTTGGTCCCGTTCATGACGCTAGAAACCCACTCGACTCTTCGCTGGTCAAACTCTGGGGTGTCCGTTACCGAACGGGCATCCGGGAAGAGAACCTCGATGTTGTCGATGCCGTGCTTAAGAGCGTACGTCTCGACTGCTTCCTTCAGCGATCCAGCCCTCTGGGCCTCGGTGACGATCTCTCGGACCGCATCATGTGTCAGAACGTGCTCTTCTTCCTTTTTGCCTCCGTTCTGCTGCTCGAAGACGTTGCGGGACATGCGTCGTCCTTCCTCTTTATTAGTGTCATCGTGGACAAGTTCTTCAGCAGTAGGCTCCTTCTCTTCTTCCTTTTCCTTCTCAGGTTCAGGTGTCGCACTCTGCTTAAGCTCGGACATGTGCTGAGCAAGCGCCATGCCGACCATGTAGTGGACAACTTCCTTCTGCTCAGGAGCCATCGAATCATAAACTTCTTGGACTGTTGGATCTTCCGCGGAGTGCACTACTTCCTTTGTTTCCTCTTCTTCGACTTCCTTCTTCTCTTCTTCGGACTCCGACGAATCTCCATCAGAATGACTTAGTTCTAGACCAGTAAAGATAATCGCTTCATCTTCCAACGTGACGATCTCACCGTCACTATGGGCTAGTGTAATGTTGTCGATAAGCGCTCCGGGGTTAGCACCCGACAGCACTAGACTGAGTTCACGAATCATTCCGTGAAGAACGTTCTTAGCCTTCTCGACAAGTTCGTTTGCGTAAATAGACAGCGACTTAATATCTCCGTGCTGCACCAGAGTCTTGGCATTCTTCGCCTGTTCGGTGTCATTGAAGTACCCATATGCGTAAACACCGTCATCACGATTCTCGAGCACTGCGTAACCTAGTACGTTGCTGGGCTCATTGTGCCCATGCTGCCAGACCAACGGAACTGTCTCTTTATCCTGATGCTTAAAGGCATCCGGCATGATAGTCCGGCCATCTGAGCATTTAAGACCAGCCTTCGTGGCGTAGCCGCTAAAGTCAGGCTTAGCCTCAGCTCCCATTTTGACTACTCCTCCTAACTTTGGCATCATTGACAACAGATGCTACTTCTGCCAGAACCGGATCTTTTGGTAGTACGACTCCGTTGCCAGTCTTTTCTTGAGGCATGTTACTGTTTACCAGTTGGTCAGCCTTCGGATCAGAGTGAGGAGCCATGCCAACTACCTGTCGCATTTCGTTCGACGTCATAATTTCATTACGAGTGAACTTGTCAGCAATCTCAGCGATGTTCTCAATCGGAACCAATCGGAATGGATCCCGGAAGAACGCAACAGTTTGCTTTTGAGTTCTAGCAGTTTTAGTTAAGAAAGTACGTCTCATAGCTTCGACGATAGCCGTAAGAACTGGTTCGATTGTACGGTTCCAATAATTCAACATAGCTTTTTCATCAGCTGTGCCGTTCATAACTTCTTCCGTTAGACCAAGTTGACCGTACAGCATCTCGGTCAAGTACTCGATTTGGGCCATCATGTTGTTCTCGGCCGGACGATTCAGCTGAATGACCTTTTCCGTTCCGTCTGTATAGGCAATCCCGTACTGACTACCCTTAAGCTGAAACTCAATGTCTGCTCGACGTTGTTCTGCCTGCTGTCTACGGGCTTCAGACTTAATCACATAAGGAAGCTGGATAATCAAATCAAGTTTTCCGGAAGCAGATTGCGTATCTATGTCGTCCAATAGATCTAGCTTATGTAGCAAACGCTGAAGAGTCGAATTTGGCTCATTCATTACGGCAAACAAAGGATTCTCTATGATAGCTACAGAGCTTTTCTCTAGAGTAATCTCTTCTCGTTGTGCCGTCGCTTCGTTGTACAGACTTACCCTTACATGCTTGGGGTACCACGTTACGATGTCTCCTACACGAAGCGTTAAAATTTCGTAGCCACCAGATTCTTCCGGACTAATCGATGTGTCGACTGGAACAAGCGCTGCGACACCTTTGTCAAAAAGGGTCATGGCAATATCTTGTCTAAAAGCTCGCGCAGCTTGATCAATATTAGCTTCAACAGTCAAACAATTATTTAGTCCACTATTCATGTCCTGAAGATACCGATCTTGCTCGTCCAATTTCACATGTCGCATGTCAATCGAAGCGACATCAATGCTAAGACGAGTATAGATCGAAGAAATCAACGTTTTCATGTTAGTAACTCGACCTCTAACACGATCTGGTCTTACTGCATAACCAGGTCCGTGATTTCCAGCATTAGCAGCATCAGCAGGATCTGAACCAAATGGCCAGGGACTATTTCGTGTAACGACTGGTCTATTATTAGTAAATACGTTCCAGGCATGCGTCAACGCATTGCCTATTCGTGACACATCTCACCTCCTTCCACAAACTATCGCTCATCTTCCAGCTCTTGAAGCTTGTCTACAACACCCGGCTCTGGTTGAGAGTCAGTTGGATACGATGGTTCTTCTTCGTCGCCATCTTCATGCTCAACCGGAGTCTCTGCCGTTACATTCGGTATCAACGCCAATAGACTAAGCAATGTTACGTAGAAGACGACTCTCCCGAAGAAGAGCGCTCCAATTATTGCTAGTATCAATGTCCAAAAACCAAACGAGCGTCGACTGCGAGCACTAGTTTTTTCTACTATCCAATCGGACGGACCGTTGTAGATCTTCGACACGATCCCCATCTATTCGAACGCCTCCTTGTTCGCCTTGAAAGCGATCCAAGCGTCCATAAGCGCTGCCACGTTGTCGATCTTCTCGTCTTGGCGCTTCTTCAAGAGTTTACGATTACCGTTCGTATCTTCCAGGGTGATAGCGTTCCCCATCGCAAACGACATCAGAGCTTGATCGAAGACTAGAAGTCGCTCTTCGCTCAAGGTCTTGATCTCGCCTAGAGGAACCGATTCTGTTTTAGCTCCTTGTGGAACTTTCACAATACCAAAGGGTCCGTTTTCTGCCTCCCACCGAGTTACGAATTCTTTCGCGTTATATGGGTCGTAACCAAGGGCCCGAACATCGTACTCAGAAGCTAGACTAAACCGTTCGAGATCTTCGTAAACTTCCATCATGTCGAGAATGTTTCCCGGCATGACATGAAGACTCGCCTCGTTGATGAACTCCTCGTACTTCTGTCGCATGGCGGCAGGAAGTCTCATCAACGTTCGCTCAGTGATATAGCTCCGAGTTTTTACTCCATACTTTTCGTGGCCCAACGGGAATAGGAACGTAAACGCACAAAAATCGTCTCCTTGGGACAAATCTGCTCCGAGAGCACAAGGCATTTGCCAGAATTCTCGAGTTCGGTGGGGGAGAGTTTCTTCGTATGTAAAGAAATAGGTGTAACCTTCCATGGGAATGCCGAAACGCTTAGCCAGAATGTCGTTTCGAGACGCTGGAGCTTTTTCGGCTCGTTCCACGTCAAGTTGATAAGTTTCATAAGAAACCGTGGCCCCCAGATTTGGATTAGCCTTCAACCACATAGACGGATCTGAGACTTCTTCTAGTTCATC